TGCTGCACTGCAACATGACTACACAGTATGCATTGTTACTCAACAGTCTACAACGTGACTCATCTGTAGCTAAAGTGACTCATCAGTTGCCAAGTGACGTTAAAGTCATGGGGGAGGGGTACAGAGCTAGTGAGAATTGTTGTGGGAGCCTACAACGTCCACAAAAAAGGCTATAAAGGACTTAATTGGGGACAGATTAGACCTCAGTCCTTAAAGCGCTAAGTAGTTGATATACAAGAAAAAGTATAAGAACTAGACAATCCGTAGTGTTTAGCGTATAAGGGAATGAAATCTGTACACCGTAGGCAGTGTTAGTGGAGCGTCTAAGTGTAAAAGATGAAATAAATTGTAACAAAATGAAGAAAAAGCTTGACAGATCCCCATTTCCGTGGTATAATATACTTAGAAGGTAAGAAAAGTAACTAAGAAGGTGATGGACTCTTAAGTTGCTACAGCGAATCTGCACAGTTGGATACAACGAATGTAGACGTACCTAGATGTCTAAGCTTAGAAGTTACATACTATAAGTTACTTACAACAAGTACTTATAATATTTAACTTAGTAAGTTCTTAACTTCTACGTTACCTTTAAAGTACTTTAAGTGCATAGACGTATGTCGTATAGATGTTTTGTCTATCCGACAGGATGTCTATCTTACTTAAGGTTGTCTCCCTTAGAAAGGACAAAGACATATGGAACATGAAGAACCACAGAAACGTACTAAGATTGGAAGACCAAAGAAGTCTGAGATCAAAGAAATAAAAGAAAGTAGATCAGTTGGTCGCCCTAAGGGTGAAGCTGCTATTATCAATGAGTACAAGCTACGTATGCTTAACTCACCTAAGAGTGCTCGTGTACTAGAGGCTATATACGATGCAGCTCTTAACGATGAACATAAGAACCAAGCTGCTGCATGGAAGCTGATTGTCGATAGGATTGTTCCTGTCTCAGCATTCGAACAGACTAAGCAAGGTAACGGTAGTATGCCTCAGATCAGTATCAACATTACTGGGTTGTCTACACCTACTGTGTCTACCTCAGACGAGGACGTTATAGATGTCTGACGCTAACGCTGAATTAAACTTTGCACTGCTCAAGTGGCAGCAAGAGGTGTTTAAGTCTGAGCATCGCTTTAAAGTGGTAGCTGCTGGTCGCCGTTGTGGTAAGTCCCGACTGTCTGCCGTAACACTCCTTATCGAGGCTTTGAACTGTCCTGAAGGGTCTGCGGTGATGTACATCGCTCCCACCTTGGGACAAGCCCGTACCATTATCTGGGACTTGCTGCATGACTTAGGTCGTCCAGTGATCAAGTCCAGTCACATTAACAACCTTGAGATTACTCTTGTCAACGGAAGGAAGATCCTTGTTCGAGGCGCTGATAACCCTGATAGTCTTCGTGGTGTGTCCCTTACTTACGTGGTATTGGACGAATGTGCTTTCATTAAGCAAGAGATTTGGGAAAAGGTTATTCGAGCTTCTCTGTCTGACAAAAAAGGTAGAGCCTTGTTTATCTCCACACCAAGTGGACGTAACTGGTTCTACGACATCTACAAGTTTGGTCAAGAAGACAAAGACGGTGTAGTAGATGATGAGTGGAAGTCATGGCACTATACCACTGAAGACAACGAGACTATCGATCCTAAAGAAGTAGAGGCTGCTAAGCGTACCTTGAGTAGCTTTGCATTCAAGCAGGAATACCTATCCAGCTTTGATAACGCAGGCTCTGACCTGTTTAAAGAGGATTGGTTCAAGCTTGCTAAAGAGCCTCAGTATGGACAGTACGTAGTTGCTATTGACTTGGCAGGCTTTGAAGAGGTAGGTAAGAACGCAGGTGCAGCTAAGAAGCGCCTAGACGAGTCTGCCATTGCCATCGTGAAGCTAGAGGATAACGGTAACTGGTGGGTACATAAGATTGTACATGGACGATGGGACATCCGAGAGACTTGTGTACACATACTTAAGAGTATCCGTGACTACAAGCCTATCGCTGTAGGCATTGAACGTGGTGCTCTGAAGAATGCTGTACTGCCTTACCTCAATGACTTGATGCGTAAGAACAACATCTACTCTCATATCCAAGACTTAACTCACGGTAACAAGAAGAAGACAGACAGGGTTGTGTGGTCGCTCCAAGGGCGCATGGAACACGGTAGAGTCTCCTTCAACATTGATGAAGAGTGGGGTGAGTTTAAAGATCAGATGATCATGTTCCCTACAGCAGGCGTACATGATGACTTAATTGATGCTCTAAGTTACGTGGATCAGTTGGCTGTGTCTAACTACCAGCAAGACTACGAAGACGATGACTATGAAGTTTTAGACCCAATATCGGGCTACTAAAGGAACACAAACAATGGCTGAAGAACAGTTTAACGAGAGTCAGTTTGAAGAGCCTACAGAGAATGAGAAAGAACTCACCTCTTGGGTTACTGACCACATCACACGGTGGCGTGACTACCGTGATGGTAACTACATGGATTTATGGCTCGAATATGAGCGTATCTTCCGTGGCGTGTGGGACACAAGCGACAAGACCCGTGAATCGGAGCGTAGCCGTATCATCTCCCCTGCCACTCAGCAGGCTGTAGAGACTCGTCACGCTGAGATCATTGAGGCTATCTTCGGTCAAGGTGAGTTCTTTGACATTGAAGATGACATCAAGGACGTTAACGGTAATCCCTTAGACGTTGAGCAGTTAAAAGCTCAGTTGATGGAAGACTTCAAGCGTGACAAGATCAAGAAAGCTATCGACCAGATTGAGTTGATGGCTGAAATCTACGGTACAGGTATCGGTGAGATTATCGTCAAAGCTGAAAAGCAGTACGCTCCAGCTACTCAAGCCATCCCCGGAATTGCTAACGCAGCCGCTATTGGTGTTGAAGAGACTGAGCGTGTAGCGGTTAAGATCAAACCTGTTAACCCTAAGAACTTCCTGATCGATCCTAACGCAGATTCTATCGAAGATGCTATGGGTGTTGCCATTGAGAAGTATGTCTCCTTACACAAAGTCGTTGAAGGTATTGAATCTGGTATCTACAAGAAGGTTAACATTGGTTCTTCCTTTGATGATCCTGATTTAGAGCCTACTCAAGATATTACTCAGTATCAAGATGACAAGGTTAAGCTGGTTACTTACTACGGCTTAGTGCCGAAAGAGTACTTAGATGCCGAAGAAAGTGAAGAGTACGAAGAAATCTTCCCTGAAGGCTCTCAAGCTGATGACTACTGCAACATGGTGGAAGCCATTGTAGTGATCGCTAACGATGGTATCTTGCTCAAAGCTGAAGCTAACCCTTACATGATGAAGGATCGTCCTGTTATCGCCTATCAAGACGATACAGTTCCCGGTCGTTTCTGGGGTCGTGGTACGGTAGAGAAGGCATATAACATGCAGAAGGCCATTGATGGTCAGCTTCGTGCTCATATGGACTCTTTAGCCCTCACCACCGCGCCTATGATCGCTATGGACGCTACCCGTTTACCTCGTGGCGCTAAGTTCGAGATCAAGCCCGGTAAAGCTATCCTGACTAACGGTTCTCCAAGTGAGATTCTATACCCCTTCAAGTTCGGTCAGACTGATGGTAATGCCGCAGCAGCAGCTCAGAACTTTGAACGTATGCTCTTGCAGGCTACAGGTACTGTTGACAGTGCTGGTATGCCCTCTAATGTGCCTCGTGACGCTACCGCTGGTGGTATGTCGATGGCTATGGCTGGAATTATCAAGAAGTATAAGCGTACTCTGACAAACTTCCAAGAAGATTTCATGATGCCTTTCATCTATAAAGCTGCTTATCGCTATATGCAGTTTGATAGTGAGCGCTACCCTACTGTGGATATGAATTTTATCCCTACAGCTACCTTGGGTATCTTGGCACGAGAGTTTGAACAGCAGCAACTGATTGGTTTGCTCCAGACACTGGGGCCAAATACTCCAGTCTTGCCTCTGATCCTAAAAGGAATCTTGCAGAATAGCTCCTTGACTAACCGTGGCGAGTTGATTGCTACATTAGACCAGATGAGTCAGCCTGATCCGAAAGCTCAAGAGATGCAAATGCAGCAACAACAGCTTCAAACGCAGTTGTTACAGGCTCAGATTGCAGATTTGGAAGCTAAGGCACAGAAATCTGGTGCGGATGCTCAGAAATCTGTGGTGGAGGCTCAACTTGCACCTCAGGTGGCACAAGCTAAGATTGTTTCTGCGCTTTCAACCAACTTAGATGAAGATAATGAAGCTAAGGACTTTGAACGCCGTTATAAACTTGCCGAATTAGCTATTAAACAGGAAGATATTCAGAGCAATGAGCGTATTGCTTTAGCTCAAATGAATGCCAAGAAGACTGAAGATTCTATTTTCCAAGAATTAATGAAAGATACATCGAATGGCTGATACTAATTTACTTGTTCTTGCTCGTGAATACAAGAAACTGAGAGAAGAAGTTAAACGAGTTCTTCAATTACCTAAAGGCGACACAGGTGCTAAAGGTGACAAAGGAGATACTGGCGATACTGGCCCTCAGGGTTTTCCGGGTAGGGACGGTAAAGATGGTATCAACGGATATAATGGTACAGATGGTACTAATGGTAAAGATGGACAGGACGGGGAAGATGGCTTAGATGGTGTAGGTATCAAGAATGCTTACATTGACTTTGACAACTCCCTTGTCATTGTTCTGACAGACGGTAAAGAGATTAACGCAGGGTACTTGAATCAGGAAGCTAAAGAAGCTGTAATGGCTACGATTAAGCAAGGTGCTTCTACGATTAATGAGTTGTTACCTTCACAGACGGGTAATGCTGGTAAGTTTTTAACTACAGACGGTACTAATGCTTCTTGGACTAACTCAGGTACGTTCACAGAAATCGCTGTAACCACTGCTTCTGGCAACGCCGTCATTTCCTCCAACACCAGCATCACAAGCTGGATGTACTCGGGCAATACTTTTTCTGTCGCGGGTCAGGAATCAAACCCAACAGGTTTGTTTATCGGGTCTGCTGGCACAAAGATGTACGTCAACGGAACCTCTGGAGATGACGTAAATGAATACACGCTCGGCACTGCATGGGACATCACGACAGCCACGTTTGTTCAAATATTTTCAACAGCAGCGCAAGACTCCGCACCTAACGACATCTTTTTCAAGCCTGACGGTTTGTCCATGTTTATCATGGGCAACACAACGGACACGGTCTATCAGTACACCCTTGGCACAGCTTGGAACATTTCAACAGCGTCTTATGCCAGCAAATCGTTCAGTGTAACCACGCAGGAGGCCACGCCTACTGGTTTATGGTTTAAGCCAGATGGTACAGCGATGTATGTAGTTGGATCAACCGGTGATTCGGTTTTCCAGTACGCTCTTGGAACGGCTTGGGATGTTTCAACAGCTTCTTACGGCGGTGTTTTTTACAGTTTTGCAGCACAAGAAACTAGTGCTAACCAAGTAAACCTAAGTGACGACGGCCTCAAAATGTGGGTGCTCGGGCAGATTGGCCGCGACATCTGGGAGTATGACCTCGGTACTGCTTGGGACGTCAGCACAGCAACGCCAGTCAATAATTTTTACGTTGGCTTTCAAGATAACACTCCAACCGGAATGTTTATTAACAGAACGGCGTCAAACCGGGTTTACATGCTCGGCTTGGCTTCAGACGCTGTTTTCCAGTACAACACTGCCACCAATTCTGCCGAGTTCAACACAGACAAGCTGTACACACCCGGTACGCTGTCTGTAAACGGTAACTTGGTTGCTGGTGCAAACGCCTATGTTGACGGAGCATTAACTGTTCAGGGCGCTGCAACACTTGGATCACTGGCCGTAGGTACAACCACAATTTCAGGCACGCCCACACTAGGGACGGGCACGGGCGCTCTTACTTGTGCTCTTGGTGCTGGTGCAACTGCCAGTGGGTCGTTAAAAACGGTCAACATCGGCACTGCTGGTCTGTCCGGTTCCACAACAGCCATCAACATTGGCTCTGCTGTATCTGGCGCAACCAGCACCACCACGATGAACGGCTTGGTGATCGACAGCATATCTGCTGCTGTATCTGCTGCTGGTGCTACACAAGCAACTGCTACCGCCTTGGTATCCAACATCAACAACGTCACCGTGATGGCTGCGGCTGCTGACGGTGTGCGGTTGCCCACTGCTGTGGCGGGTATGCGGATTCTGGTGAGAAACAGTGATGCTGCCGATGCACTCAAGATTTACCCCGCAACAGGCGGCACGATCAACGCATTGGCGGCAAACGCTGCTTATTCGTTATCCATCGGCACGACCATTGAACTGATGGCAACTACCGCTACCCAGTGGTACACCTTCTAAACTAAGTATGAAGCAAGAATTACAAAAGTATTACGAGGAATCTTTCAATATGATGGCTACCCAAGGGTGGACTGACTTGTTGGAAGACCTCAAAAAGTTAAAAGATAGTTTAAATAATTTATCACAGGTAACGGACACACAAGACTTATTCTTCCGTAAAGGCCAGCTTGACATATTAGACTTGATTTTAAATCGCAAAGATACGTGTGAACAAGTATATGAGGAGTTAGAGAATGAAGATTCTGAATGACTTCAAGTGTAGGAACGATCACGTTACTGAAGCGCTAAGAGAAGACAGTGTAGATGCTATTGTGTGCCCTCATTGTGGCATGAATGCTGTCAAGGTACTGGCTGCACCTAGAAGTAATCTAGAGGGGTTCTCAGGAGCCTTTCCAGACGCATATGACAGGTGGAGCAAAGTACGGGCTGAAAAGCTCAAACAAGAGCAGAAACGGAACGTCCTGTAACAGGGACACAACTCTGAATCTATTTTAAATTTATTATTATCCTTAGAACTCTAATGGAGCAAGGAAAGGTTAGGTATGGCATTAATTGAAAATGAAGAACTGATTCAGCAAAGCGAAATCGATGCGGAAGACTTCAAGACCGAACAGGTTACTCAACAGGCTGAGCAAGATACTACACAGGTAGCTTCTGAGATTCCCGAGAAATACAAGGGTAAGAATCTAGAAGATATTGTACGTATGCACCAAGAAGCTGAAAAGCTCATTGGTAGGCAGGCTCAAGAAGTAGGGGAAGTACGCCGTCTAGCAGATGAGCTTCTGAAACAAAAACTCTCTCAGACATCTACAAATGCACCCACCAAAGAAGAAACTGAGATCGACTTCTTTGAAGATCCTCAGTCAGCGGTTCAGAAAGCTGTTGCTAATCACCCAGATGTGTTAGCAGCTAAGCAAGCCTCTCAGCAGTTTAAGCAAATGCAGACCCAATCAATGCTCAACAAGAAGCATCCTGATTTTGCCGAGATTGTAAAAGATGGTGAGTTTATCGAATGGGTAAAAGGTTCTCCTTTGCGTCTTAATATGTACGCAATGGCAGATTCCGCTTATGACTTCACAGCAGCAGATGAATTGTTGACTACTTTCAAACAGATCCGAACAGCTAAAACAGCTCAAACTACCGAAGCAGGAAACTCTGTCCGCAAACAGAACTTGAAGGCAGCTGCTGTAGACGTTGGTGGAACTGGTGAATCATCAAAGAAAGTATATCGCCGTGCCGACCTGATCCGGCTACGTATGACTGACCCGAATCGTTATGAAGCCTTGCAAACAGAAATCATGGCTGCATACGCTGAAGGCAGAGTTAAATAACAACACAATTTACAACTATTAATTCTTAAGGAGAATTTAAAATGGGTTTAGGTACTAATAACGTTACAGTGACAACCGCAGCAACCTTCATTCCTGAAGTTTGGTCTGATGAGATTATCGCTGCTTACAAGAAGAGCTTGGTCGCTGCAAACTTGATCAAGAAAATGAACTTCAAGGGCAAGAAAGGTGACACTGTTCACATTCCAGCTCCTACTCGCGGTGACGCTTCTGCTAAGGCTGCTTCGACTCAGGTTACTCTGATCGCTGCCACCGAAGGCGAGAAGACTGTCTCTATTAACCAACATTGGGAATACAGCCGTCTGATCGAAGACATCGTTGAAGCTCAAGCTTTGACTAGCCTGCGTCAGTTCTACACTGATGACGCTGGTTACGCTTTGGGTAAGAAGGTTGACTCCACCATCATCCAGTTGGGTCGTAAGGCTAACGGCGGTGACGGTACTGCTGGCTACACCGGTGCTTACTCCGGTGCTGACGGTACTACCGCCTACACTGGTACTGCTGGTGCTTTGACCGATGCTGCTATCCGCCGCACTATCCAGCGCTTGGACGACAACGATGTTCCTATGGACGGTCGTTTCTTGATCGTTCCTCCTTCGACTCGTAACACCTTGATGGGTATCGCTCGTTTCACTGAGCAAGCCTTCGTGGGTGAGACTGGCGCTTCTAACACCATCCGTAACGGTGAAGTTGGTAACGTGTACGGTATCCCCGTCTTCGTGACCACCAACGCTGACACTGCTACTGACGGTGATCGTATCTGCTTGTTGGCTCACAAAGAGTTCGCAGTGCTGGTCGAGCAAATGGGTGTGCGTACTCAGACTCAGTACAAACAAGAATGGCTTGCCAACTTGTTCACTGCTGACGTTCTGTTCGGTTGCGACGAGTTGCGTGACTACTCCGCTGTTGCTTTGGCTGTTCCAGCTTAATAGTAATAGTGTGATCTAAACGGTTCCCCACTCAAAAGGTGGGGAGCCTTTTTCATACGCTATTGACAACTGATAGCTTATAAGAAAGGTATTTAACAATGGCTAAATTTTCATGTAATCACTCAGGTAATGTATTTGAGTTTACCAATGAGCATGACATTAAGACTATGCGTACACACAGCGAGTACACAGAAGTTATCCAAGAGAGCATTCAACCCTTGCCCAAAACTAAGAAGGTGAAACAAGATGAGACCAGTATCAGTAGGGGCAGTATTAACCCCTGACGTAAAGACAACTCTTTACACGGTTCCTACGGGTTATTATGCTCAATGGAACCTCGCTTACGCTGTTAACCATTCAGGCAACAACAAGCACATAGATATTATCTGGTATGACGCTAGTTCCAACACAGAATTCTATGTATTAGACAACTATGTGTTAAGCCCTACTCAGTTTATTAAGTTTGATGGTGGTGCTTACATTGTACTTGAGGAAGGTGATCAGGTACGCGCACAAGGTGAGTCAGGCTCCAGCATGAACGTACTAAATACGTTCGAATTACATCGTAACAAAGGTTAATCATGGCTTATTCACAAGAGTACGTAAATCAACTTGTTCGTGAGGCCGCTTCGCAAGCTGGTGGTACTTTGTCGTACACTGATGTCAGTAATGCAGCAGCTAACTTAGGGATTCCAGCTTCTCAAGTTGCAGCAGCTATGGCTACTGGAGTTATTACTGGTGCCCCTGCTGGCGCTTTTGCTGGCGCTCCTGCTGCTGCTGTAGAGCAACCTACTGCAAGCGCACCGAAGCCTAGTCTTGTAGATCAGATTCTTGCATCCAGCGACACATCTAAGTGGTCAGGTGAAGGCAAAGGCTCTGCTCGTGCTAACGCTGAAGACATGGCTAACATTTTGTCTGGTATTGGCATTACAGACATTAACCAATTAGGAACTGTTAGCGAAGAAGTGCCTATATATGGCCTTGATGATAACTACCAACAAGTCGTTGTAGGAACTCAACCTAGACAGACTTTTGTAAACAAGCTGACAGGTGAAGCAGTTCCGAACACATACGGCGAACGCCAAACTGGTGATGCTTTTGGCGGGACTTATTCTGGCAAGGGAAACACAGGATACCGTGTTCAATTCACTCCTGATGGTAAGCCAGTCTTTTATACCTCTGAGCAGTCAAGTTCCAGCTTGCCAGAGTTGATGCCGTTGATTCAGTTGGGATTGGTAGCTGCTGGAGCAGGTGGACTCTTTAATGGTTTGTTAGGCGGAGCGGCTGGAGCAGCAGGTGGGGCTGGTGTTACAGAAGCTGCTTTCTTAGCTGCTGATGCTGCTCAATTAGCTGCTCAAGGGTTGTCAGAATCAGCAATCGCTAGTACCTTAGGATCTTATGGTTCTACAGCTGCTGCTAACCTTGCTGCATCTATGGCTGCTAATGGCTTGGATGTAGCCACAATGACTCAGCAGCTTGGTAACTTAGGAACTAACACAGGCTTGATGTCTCAGACAGGCTCTAGCGCTGACTTCTTAGCTGCTGATGCTTTGCAACTGCAAGGACAAGTAGGTAATAACTTTGCAGCTATTGAGCAGAACCTCATTGCTTCTGGTGTTGATCCTTTGGTAGCAGCTGACATTTCTCAGCAGTTAGCATTCAATCCCGGCCTGACACAGGCTGATCTCGCCACTAACCTCTCTAACAGCTTTGGTAACAACATCTATGATGTGAACATGGCTGCTACATATCCTACATCTAGCCTCCCCGGATCAGGTGGACTCTTAAGTGATGTTGCAGGTGGTGCAGCAGGTGTCACGGCTGCTCCAGTAGGAACAACTACAGGTGCTCCAGCAGCAACTACAGGTAGCGGTACAGGACTCTCTACATCACAGATAGCTAACTTAGTTAAAGCAGGTGTAGGTTTACTAGGAGCAGGTGGTGCAGCCTCTCTTGCTGGTGGAGGAGGCTCTAACGCTTCTTTCCAAGCTCCTACTCAACAAGTACCTACTAATAGCCCAGAATACTACAACCAGTTGCAGCAGTACTACAACGCTTACTTACCACAGACTCCTCGTGATGTGGTAACACCTTTACAACAATGGTATAACTCTTCATACGGAGCTTAAATGTCCTCTACAATCATTACAAAGAACAGTAGCACAGCATCTGCTGTACCCGCAGCAGGAGACTTAACTAAGGGTGAGTTGGCTGTTAACGTCACAGACAAGAAGTTATACACCAAGGATAACAGCGCTACCGTTGTTAAGGTTGTAGGCTCATTAGGTAATCAAGAAGCTAACGCTGTAGCCATCACAGGTGGTACAGTTGCAGGTGTTGCCCAGACAGGCGGTACTGTCAACAACACACCTATCGGTGCTACGACTGCTGCTGCTGTGACTGGTACAACCATCACTGCTACCACAGGCTTTTCTGGTACATTGACAGGTAACGTAACAGGCAATACCACAGGTACTCACACAGGTGCTGTGACAGGTAACGTCACAGGTAACTTGACAGGTAACGTAACAGCTTCTAGCGGTACATCTACATTCAACCATGTAACCATCAGTGGTTCCTTGGACATGGATTCAGGTACTTCTGCTACGATCACAGGCTTGGCTACTCCTGTTAACAATACTGATGCAGCTACTAAGATCTATGTAGATACAGCTATCAGTAACTTGGTTGATGGTGCTCCTGCTAACTTGGATACCTTGAACGAGATTGCTGCTGCTTTGAATGATGATGCTAACTTAGCAGCAACACTAACAGCCTCTATTGCTACCAAAGTCTCTAAAGCTGGTGACACCATGTCAGGTGCTCTGGCTATGGGCACTAACAAGATTACAGGCTTGGGTACTCCTACAACAGGTACAGACGCTACCACTAAGACTTACGTTGACGATGCAGATGCTTTGAAGCTCAGCTTGTCAGGTGGCACTATGTCTGGTGCTATCGCAATGGGTAGCAACAAGATCACTGGTTTAGGTACTCCTACGGCAGGCACAGATGCTACAACTAAGACTTATGTTGATGGTATCTTAGGCTCTGCTACTTCTGCTGCTGCGTCAGCATCCGCTGCTGCAACGTCAGAGACTAACGCTGCTAACTCTGCCTCTGCTGCTTCCTCTAGTGCCTCTGCTGCCTCTGCCAGTGCCTCTAGCGCTGCTGCAAGCTATGACAGCTTTGATGATCGCTACTTAGGCCCTAAGTCCTCAGCTCCTACTGTCGATAACGATGGTAACACACTGCTGACAGGTGCTCTGTACTGGAACACTACTTCTAGTAACTTGTTCGTGTGGTCTGGTTCTGCTTGGACTAATGCAGCCTTCACACCGGGTAGCTTTGCTACTCTGACAGGCACTGAGACTCTGACTAACAAGACCATTGCTTTCGGTAGCAACACCTTGACGGACGTTGCTGGAACAACAGCGACTCAAACTCTAACTAACAAGACTATTGAGGCAGGCGTTTTCACCAATGGCTACACCGAAGAAGTCGGAACAGCCAATACCAGCACGGCCTACACGATTGCTCTTGCCAACGGCTCTGTGCAGTACCTAACGTTGACGGGCAACTGCACTTATACATTCCCCACACCTGTTGCTGGCAAGTCTTTCACGCTAATTCAAAAGCAAGACGGCACAGGTGGCCGAACAGTGACGTGGCCTGCTTCCGTCAAGTGGCCCGGAGGCACAGCACCAACACTGACCAGCACAGCATCAAAAGCTGACAAGTTCATCTTTACGGCCATCGACGGATCGAGCTGGCTCGGTTCTAACGGCGGTCAAAACTACACAGTCTGAGGTGAATAATGTTTTCAGCAAATACAACAGGAGAAACTGAAGTGGCAAGAGGAGAATCTTTATATGCAATTCCCGGATCTTATTCGTGGGTTTGCCCGGCTGGTGTGACGTCTGTCAGCGCTATTGTTGTTGGTGGCGGCGGTGGAGGTTCGTATAGTGCTGGTGGGGGCGGAGCGCTTGCTTATGCAAACAACATAGCCGTTACCCCCGGAACTTCGTACACAGTCTATGTGGGACGAGGGGGTAATCACGGCGTTACAGCACAAGCTCCCGGACAGTCCGGCTACGAATCGTATTTCAAAAACAGTTCGACTGTTTACGCTTATGGCGGTGGTGGAGGTGGAAACAGCAATGGCAGCTCACCCGGATCAGGTGGCACTGTTTTAGCAGGAACTGGAAATTATGGCGGTACTGGAGGCAATGGCGCAAGCGCCAATGGTGGCGGTGGCGCTGGCGGTTACGCTGGAGTGGGTGGCTCAGGCGCTTCCGGAAGCTCTGCTTCTGGGTCTAACGGCGCAGGAGGCGCTGGCGGCGGAGGTGGCACAGCGGGACTTTATGGGGGAGGCGGTGGAGGGGTAGGTGTTTTGGGTCAAGGAGCCTCTGGCAATGGTGGTGCAGTGGGTTTTGGTGGTGATCCAGGCTCTGGCGGTCAACTAGCAAGCCTAAATAGCGATCCAAACCCCAACTCTGGTTCATATCAGTCTGGCGCTGGTGGCGTATTTGGTGGCGGCGGCGGGGGTAGCGGAAGCACAAACGCTGGTGGCGGTCCCGGAGGACACGGCGTTGTTCGCATCGTCTGGCCCGGTGATACTCGTACGTTCCCATCAACTGATGTTGGAACACCATAAGGAGAAAATAACATGCTTGCAAAAATTGAAAATGGTGTGGTGACTCAGTGGCCTTTAAGCGAACAATTCATCCAGACCGCACACCCCAACACATCGTTCGCGTTTCCACTCAACGACGAAACCATTGCAGCCTTTGGCTTTGCACGGTTTGCTTATTCCGATCCGGCGACATACGACGCCGAGTTCCAAGAAGCCCGTGAGATCACGCCCGTGCTGAACGGTGCTGTGGCAACGCAGGCTTGGGAGATCGTTGAGAAGTTCACATCCGATGAGAAAGTTGCATACATTGCCAAGCGCGATGCCGATAATGAACTTGCCAAAGCTGCAAACATTCGCGCTGAGCGCAATTCGAAACTGTCAGCATCGGACTGGACACAAGTAGCGGATGCTCTGCTGGACGCTCCTGTAGATAAAGCTGCATGGGCTACATACCGTCAGGCACTGCGTGATGTGACTAGTCAGACAGGCTTTCCTTGGACAATTAACTGGCCTACACAGCCAAATGAGGAGACAGAAGATGCCGCTTAAAAAAGGTAAATCAGATAAGACCATCAGTGAGAACATCTCTATGATGGTTAAAGAAGGTAAGCCACAGAAACAAGCTGTTGCTATTGCTCTTTCCGAAGCTGGTAAAGATAAGCCAGCTAAGAAGCCTAAAAAGCCTCGTAAAAATACTGCTTGACTTTAACGTCCAACTGTGATAAAATAGTGTATATAACTAAAGGATATAAGGATGGCTTCAACCTATCTACAACTGGTTAACAACGTACTCACAAGGTTGCGGGAGACTGAGGTATCCTCGGTTCAAGACACTCCTTATAGTTCCTTGATTGGTATATTCGTTAACGATGCTAAGCGTGAGGTGGAGGATGCGTATGAGTGGAATGGTTTAAGTACTACCATCGTCATCCCTACCGTGGCTGGTCAGCGTAACTACACTCTCTCAGGCTCAGGCGAACGCTTCAAGACAGGGGATGTGATTAATGACACAGAGGATGTTCCTATGCGTCAAGCTGCACAGACATGGCTTAATCGTCAATACTACACAGGAACTGTACAGAATGCAGCTCCTTGCTACTATAGCTACAACGGTGCTACCTCTAACGGGGACAACAAAGTAGACCTCTGGCCTCAACCTGATGCTGTGTATCAGATTCGCTTTGAGTTAACAGTCCCTCAGTTGGACTTGGTTAACAACGGTGATACCCTTATCGTCCCTGCTCACTTGGTACAACTTCTGGCCTATGCTAAAGCTGTTGGTGAACGTGGTGAAGATGGCGGTACAGCCTTTGGTGAAGTCTTCCAACAATACCGCTTAGCCTTGGCTGATGCTGTGGCTATTGAGCGTAACCGCTACGATGACCAAGTAGTCTGGACAGGTGTTTAATCATGGTAGCTAAACTTCTAACGACAACCATTGCTGCTCCCGGCTTCAAAGGAGTGAATACCCAAGACTCTTCGATCACGTTAGAGGATGGCTTCGCATCTGTAGCTAATAACTGTGTCATTGATAAGTTTGGTCGTATTGGCGCTCGTAAAGGGTGGACTCCTACACATACGAGTAACGAAGCATTAGGCACAGCTAATGTGAAAACTATTGATGAGTTAATCACTGTAGCAGGTGTCTCTTACGTTATCGCAGCAGGCAACAATAAACTGTTTAAACTGGTTGGATCTACGCTTACACAGTTGACTTATGGTGGCGGCGGTACAGCTCCTACAATTACAGATGATAACTGGCAGATGGCTTCCCTGAACGGTTGCTTGTACATGTACCAAGCGGGTCACGATCCTCTGGTGTTCGACCCTGCTGTAAGTACTACTACGTATCGCCGTATCTCTGAGAAGTCAGGCTACGTAGGAACTGTATCTCAAAACAACTGTGCAATTAGTGCGTATGGTCGTACATGGAGTGCGTACAACAGTACCAATAAGAGTACTGTACAGTTCTCAGACTTACTATCAGGACACATTCTGAGCACAGGCACTGCGGGTACTTTGGATGTCTCTCAAGTATGGCCTGCTGGTGGTGATGAGATTATTGCCTTAGCTGCTCATAACAACTTCTTGATTATCTTTGGTCGTAGACAGGTTCTGATCTATGCCAATGCTAACAATCCTAATGAACTTACATTATCTGATGCTATCACAGGTACTGGATGCTTTGCCAGAGACTCGGTGGTAGTTACAGGTGGTGATGTACTGTTCTTGTCGGATGCAGGTGTTAAATCACTGATGCGTACCATCCAAGAAAAGTCAGCACCTATGCGAGACATCAGCGCTAACGTCCGTGATGACTTAGTGTATGAGATCACGTTAGAAGATCCAGATGAGATTAAGGCTGTGTATTCCGATAAGGATGCCTTCTACTTGTTGTCTCTTCCAGCACGACAGTTAGTATACTGCTTCGATATGCGAGTTATCTTGCCTAACGGAGCTAACCGCACTACCACTTGGGATGGTCTACTGCCTTACGCTATCAAGTATCTTCGTAGCAAGGACTTACTGATTGGTAAGCCCGGATACATCGGTAAGTATGATGGCTATAAGGACAATACAGATAGCTACCTGATGCGTTACTACACCAACTACTTTGACTTTGCTGCACCTACGGTGATCAAGTTAATGAAGAAGGTAGGTATTACTGTTATTGGTGGTCAAGGCTATGGTGTTACTTTAAAGTTTGGCTTTGACTACAGTGACATTCTGAACAGCCGACAGTTTGCTCTTGCTAATGCTTCGGTAGCTGAGTACAACATTGCTGAGTACAACATTGGTGAATACGGTGGTACAGCCTTCGATAACAAGATTATCAACATCGGTGGCTCAGGTAAAGTTATTCAATTAGGGTTTGAAACAACTGTGTTTAACAAACCTGTATCAATTCAAAAGCTGGACGTTTACGTTAAAACAGGAAAGACTCGCTAACATGTCAAACTACACAAAGACTACTAACTTTGCTGTCAAGGATACCTTACCTACAGGCAATGCTGGTAAGATTATTAAAGGCACTGAGATTGATACTGAATACAACAACATTGCCTCCGCTATCAGCTCTAAAGGCGATGCTAACAACGGTACTTTCACAGGTACTGCAACAATGGTTAACCTGACTGTATCAGGTACGTTTAATGCAACAGTTGACGGTGGGAGTTACTAATGGCTGAATTTGATTATACTTCTTTACTTGGTCCTGCGGTGCAAGGAGCAGCAGGACTTATCGGTGCTAACGCTTCTGCTAATAACGCTCAAGCAGCAGGCGCACAAGCTGCACAAATGTCTCAGTTTCGACCTATAGGTATTACCTCTCGCTTTGGTAAATCAGGCTTTCAGTATGGCCCTAACGGTGAACTGACAGGCGCTGGCTATCAAGTAGCTCCTGACATTGCTGCAATGCGTGAAGGCTTAATTGGCTTAGCAGGTTCGGGCTTGTCGCAAGCTCAACAAGCTCAAGCATTCCAGCCGGGTATTACCACAGCAGGTCAAGGTCTATTTAATCTGGGTCAGCAGTATGTCGGTCAAAGCCCACAAGCTGTAGCTCAGAACTACTTAGCTCAACAGCAAGGCTTACTGGCTCCCGGACGTGAACAGCAATTGGCTCAGTTGACTAACCAACAACAGCAGCAAGGTCGTTTAGGTCTTGCTACAGGTGCTACATCAACAGGCTACACAGCAGGCTCTCCCGGCTTGATGGCTACTAACCCACAGATGGCTGCTTACTACAACGCAATGGCTCAGCAAGATGCTAAACTGGCTGCTGATGCTAACTTGGCAGGTCAACAGCAAGTTACCTTCGGTCAGGGCTTGATGACAGGTGGTATCAATCTTCAGAATGCTGGCTACGGTATGCAAGCTAACGCCTTGGCTCCATATACTAACTACTTGCAGGGTGCTCAGCAAGCTGAAGGCTTAGGACAGAATGCGCTTACATTAGGCACAGGATTAGGTTCTCAGATTACCGCTGCTGCTCAGCAAGCCGCTGACTTTCAGTATGCTGCTAATAAAGCAGCCAACACAACAACTGCCGGGGCTACTGCTGGAGCTTTGAAGGGATTAACTGATCCTATCGCAGCTTTGTTAGCTAGTCTTAAGTAAGTAAGGAGACAATATGGCTTTATTTAGTAATTTAGGTGGCGGTGATCTTGCCTTAATGCAGCAGCAACTAGACGAGAAACGCTCTATGGACGTAGCTCAGCTGTCTTCTGATCAAATCTATAAGCAGATGGCTTATGCAGGTGGCTCAGGACTGACCCGAGGTATCGGCGGCTTGTTAGGCGCTGATATGGTTGATCCTGAGCTTAAGCGTAAATCATTACGTGCGCGTATTGTTAGTGAAATTAATCCTGAAGATGAAGCATCTTTAAAAGCAGGTGTTGAAAACTTACAAAAAGCAGGCTTTGCTGAAGATGCTTTTGCTTTGTCTGCTCGGTTGTTGGAGAGACAAAAGAAGACTGCTGAGATTACCTCTGAGCAGGCTCTTGCTGCACAGCGTGGGCGTGAGCGCCAAGCAGCTAGCATTGAGGATAAGACTTTTGTAGAGCTGGCTAAGAAAGCTACTCCTAGGTCTGTTGCCGTTGCTATGCAAGCAGGTAATGACATTAGCTTGTTGGAGATTCCTGAAGCTGTTAAAGTATCTACTTACGGTCAGATCTTAAAGGATGCTGGTTTTAAAGAAGGTACTCCTGAGTTTCAAGCTAAGATGAAGACCTTTGCTGAAGCTGAGCTTAAGAGTACTGCTCAAGGCAAAGGAACAACCATCACTAACGTACTTCCCGGTATTGCTAAAGCAGGGGATGTAACAAGTCTTCGTAAAGACCTTCAAGCTATCACTAAACCTTACCAAGATCAAGCTGATGCAGCAGGCGATGCTATTGACTTAGCTAACATGGCAATCAAGAGTAATAACTTTGCTGCTGTATCCAGCTTATCTCGTAGCTTAGCTAAGGCAGCGGGTGAGACACAGTTATCCGGTAAAGACGTAGAAGCTTTTGGTATTGATCCTTCGTTGGTGGGCAGTGTTGCAGATACGGTGTCTAAGCTTGCTAAGAGTCGTCCAACAGTGGATACCCTTACTAAGCTTCGTCAGCTTGCTGAAGCATTGAAGAAGAAAGCTGAGTCTCGTATCTCTATCGAAGAACAGCAGCTTCAGGAAACAGCCCGTGTGAGTGGTCAGTTCACTGAGCCGCAGATTAACACAGTGTTCCGCCGCCGTCCTGCACCACCAGCAAATAATCAAAAGACTACCCGTAGTGGAGTTACATATACAGTGGAGAAAGATTAATGCCAACGTACACCATCAACGGACAACGAATTCGCACTGATAAGGAATTGTCAGAAGCAGAGATTGATGAAATTGCTGCTGACTTAGGTGGTGGTGCTACACAAGCTCCCATGACTGGCCCTTCAGCCATTCCCGGTCAATCCGCACCCTCTCCTGCCTTTACAGAGTTTCCTGCTAACGCACAAGAACGCATGTTGAAAAACTTGTTGTCTGGTGCTGCTGCTGTGCCTATCTTAGGAGGAGCCGCTAAAGGCTTGCAGATGGCTACTAAAGGTACTCGTGCTGCTCCTGTTACTCAAGCTATCTCTAATGTACTGACACCTAAAGGCCCTGCTGATCTTGCACGACAAACAGCGCTGAGCGCAGGAACAGGTGTAGCTGCTGGTGAAGTTGGTCAAGCTGTAGCTGAAAAAGCGGGTGAAGGCTATCGTTTACCCGCTGAGATTGTAGCAGGTCTTGGTTTAGCTATTCCTGCAAACACCTTGATGAGTTCTGCTGAGCTTGGTGTTAAAGGGTTGCTGAATAAAGCTACAGGTAAAGAGTTCTTTGACGCTACTACACAAGCTGCTCAGACCTTTGGTAGTGCTCGTGCTGAGTCCCGCTTACGTACTGCATTACAATCTAACCCTAGCTTGTCAGATGATCTTGCCCGTGCTGCTGAGATTGAGCGCCTTACAGGTGTTAAGTTACCTGTTCCGGCTGCGTCCAAAGGCGACACTACATTAACAGGCTTGCTTGCTGCTCAGACATCCCGTGGTGAGAATGCAGCTTTTACGGCTGCTATGAAGCAACAAGAAAGGGATGCTTTAGATCAAGTACGAGAAGCACAGAAACAGTTAGCAGGTGATCCACGTAATGCTGCATTGACAGCTGAAGTAGAAGCTAAGAAAACTGCCTATGAGAACTTCCGCCGAGAGACTGCTTATGCAATGAAGCAGGCTAACATTGAACGTCAAGTAGGAACTATTGACACACGTATTCAAGACCTTACTGCTGATGCTTTGACAACTCAAGCAGGTAAGGAAGACATTGGTAATCGTGTCACTAACTTGCTCAATGCTCGTGAAGCTGTTATAAAGAAAGAATTTAGTCCTGAGTATGATAAGGTTCTGTCTGCTGCCTCTAAAGCTGGTGTTGAGATGGAATCTCCTGTAGTAGCTAACCTTTGGAACTTTGTTAAGCAGCGCCAAGCTGAGGATGTCTTTAATAAGTTCCCTTCTCTGGATACAGCCATTAAGCGTATCTTAGCCCCTAGTAAAGCCCCTGTCAGCAGTACCTTTGCAGCTAAGTATCCTAACTTAGTACGTTCAGTTGAAGGAACATTTAAGCCTTTGAATGTTACTGACATTGATTCTCTTAAACGTGGTATCAACCGTGCTATTGGGGATACTAAAGACCAAGATCAGTTGCGTATGCTCTACGAGCTTAAAAATAGGTTTGATGAGTCGTTAGGTACTTTACCTGAAGACTTTGTATCGGCTTATAAAGGCTTGGATAAGCAATATGCAGAGAAATTAGGTATTCCTTTTAGCGAAGCTGGTGTGGTGTCGGTTGATCGTGCTCGGTTCGTGGAATCTACTGTTCCTCTCCTGACAAGTAAGCCATCAGCTATCCGACAAATACTGACAGCAGCTGATAACTCGCCAGAAGCTGTGAAGATTGTGGAAGATGCTTTCTTGATGAAGATCAGTCAGACTAACGGCATTGTTAACCCCGGTACTATGGCTGTTAATCCTGCTGCTTTAGGTTCATTTCTGCGTAAGAATTCAGAAGCTATTGATCAAGTTCCCGGCTTACGTCAACGCTTAGAAGGTTTGTCTACAGATGTAAATGGTCTGTTGGCTAACCGTGAGCGATTGTTAGACATACAGAAGAACGCTGCTGTAGGTAAGCTTGAGAATGTCTGGTCACGTGCTTCAGGACAACAAGGTGGCTTTGAAGGGTTTGTTAATCGTGCCTTGAATAACCCTGCTGAACTCCAGCAGTTAATGGTTGCAGCAGGTTCTGATTCTACTCTTCAACGTGGCCTTAAAGCAGTGGTGCTTGATCTTGGCTTAAAATCCTCTAACAAGTTAGGGTTCTTTGATGACAATGCAAAAGCTATCAATACTTTGTTTGGTAAGGATCATGCTGAGAACGTCAAGGCTTTATTAGAGGCTTCTGAGCGTTTGGCTAGTAACCCTGTGATGGCTAAGATTAACCAGTCGTTAACTCAGAACACACAGTTTGAACAGCTCACAGGTTCTGATCCTGTACGTGCTGCTTCCTTGTTACGTCAGCAAGTGCAAAGTAACTTCTATAAAGTCTCTACGCTTCTCAGCCGCTTCTTACAGAACAAGTCTGCCAAGTCTGAGAATACAGAGATCCAAGAGTTCTTATCTAATCCTAAGAACGTAAAGGATATGTCTGATGCTATCAAAGCAATGGAAGAAGGCGGTGAGAAAGGATTTCAGAAAGCTAAAGCTATTGGTGGAAAGTTAATCGGTAACGCTGCTACGGCTGCTCTTATCGGATCATCAGCTCCTGCTCGAATCATGCAGCGAGATGAAGTCATGCCTATTGAGGAGATGCCAGAATGACATACGCATATGGAACTAAGAGTGCTGAGCGATTAGCACAGGTTCATCCTGACCTACAGAAGGTCTTCAACGAGGCTATCAAAGAGTCTCCTTTGGACTTCTCCATCACTGAAGGCTTACGCACACGAGAGCGCCAGAAGGCTCTCTTTGATGCAGGTAAGTCTCAGACGATGAACAGTAGACACCTAACAGGTAAAGCTGTGGACATTGCTGTGATTCGTGAAGGTGAAGTTACATGGGACTTTAAGTATTACCAACTAGTCGCTGATCATATCAAGAAAGTAGCCAAAGAGCTAGAGATTGATCTGGTGTGGGGAGGTGATTGGCAGTCCTTTAAAGATGGGCCTCACTTTGAACTACATCGTAGTGTGTACCCATGAACGGAGTGAACTAAATGATTGATCCTATCACCGCTTTTGCAACTGCACAGGCAGCTATTAAGGGTGTGCAGGCGGCTATCAAGATGGGTAAGGATATTCAGGCTGTGTCTAAGGACATCATGAAGTTCTTTGATGCTAAGGATGTGGTTGTGAAAGCAGCCACTAAGTCTAAGAATAGCAAGGGACGATCAGATACTTCTATGGCATTAGAGACAGCTATGAATGCCAAGGCTCTGGTAGATGCTGAGAATGAACTTAAAGAGTTATTGATCTACTCAGGTAACGGTGATGTGTGGAATGCTCTCTTAGTCGAACGTAATGCTATTGCAGCAAGACGTAAGGCAGAAGCGCTAGAAGCTCGTAGGGCATCTGCTAGAACTAAAGCTAGAATGATTAAAGCTGCTGAGATCTTCCTGATCATCATCTTTATCCTCCTCGTAGCTTCTCTGACCCTTGCAGGGATTGTATTATATTTAAAATAAGGTAGTGTATGATACTAGAATCATTGTTAGGTATCGGAAGTAAGCTGATTGACAAGCTTATTCCTGATCCTTCTCAGAAAGCAGACGCACAGTTAAGGCTGGCTGAATTAGTACAGAACGGTGAATTAGCTAAGATGGCTAACGAGACTGATCTGTATAAGACAGAACAGAATAACCTTACAGACCGTCAGCAAGCAGATATGTCCAGTGACTCTTGGTTGTCCAAGAACATTAGGCCAATGACCCTTGTGGCTATCTTCTTAGGTTACTTTACCTTTGGTATCATGGATGCTAACGGTGTACGTGCTAACGAAACATACGTTCAGTTACTTGGTCAGTGGGGTATGCTCGTGATGTCCTTCTACTTCGGTGGACGCACATTAGAGAAGATCATGGAGATGAAGTCAGGGAAGAAAGAGTGATATGCACAAGCAAGAAGTCACCCATGAAGAAATCTATGAGCGATTGTGCAAGGTAGAAGAGAAGGTAGACAAAGTAGCTTCAGACACTGAAGGTATGGTGTCAGCATTCCACGCTGCTCAAGGAGCCTTCACAGTCCTTGATTGGATCGCTAAGGTAGCTAAACCTATCCTATGGGTTGTCGCAACAGTAACTGCTGTAGTGACTATTCTCCATAACGTTAAACAGTAACAATGCAAAAGGCCACTAGAGCGATGAACTCTAGTGGCCTTTTTCGTTTACTCTACAGGTTCTGCCTTCTTGACCTTCTTAGGCTTAGGCGGCATCTGAAGAGACTCCAGATACTTGTAACGCTTACCCATGCGTCTGACAGCCTCTTCAGCATCAAACCAATACTCCTTACCATTCTTCAGTTCCTCAAGCTCCTTATCGGTCAAGAATCCTTTGTAGGCTTGGTCGAGTAGCTTGTTGATCTGTCGTGTAGCAAAGTCAGTCTGTCCTTTGACATTCGGCACAGTACCGATGGAACCATAATGAGCAGTATGTAGCATAAACTCAGCACTGTCAGCAATATAACACTCAGGAGCCATACAAGCCAACATACTAGCTGCTGAGTACGCAGCACCAATAACCGTAACAGATACATCACCTCGACATCCTTTCATTGCTTCGATGATCTGCCAGATACTGTCTGTGCGTCCACCTGAGCTATTTACCAATAGATTAACTGAATCATTCTCACCACATGTAGCCAAGCAGTGGATAACATCACGATAGTTACTAGGCTCCCTGATGTCATCATCAATGAACACCAAGTGAGTATTCATCTGCTGAGTGATAGTACGGATAAGACCCTTCTGCTCTGGCATCATCATCATTAGTTCTTCAATACCTTCGTTAGCTTTAGCCATTATTCACCATCCTCATATTTGACACGGGCAATGATATAGTTCTTAACCAACGAGCTACGAACAATATCCTCGATGTGGAACTCGACACGTACAAACTCTTTCATCTTTGCAGCAATGTCAAAGAACTTCAACAGTCCACTCTTGTCATCCTTCTTCTTCAGGTCAGTCTGTCGGTAGTCACCACAGAAGATAATCTTGGACTTGTCACCAACACGAGTGATGATGGTATCAAGCTCCTCGAAGGTCATGTTCTGTACCTCATCCACGACAATGATACTGTTAGAGAAGGTAGTACCTCGAATGAACGAGGTAGATACGAACTCAATGTGTCCTTGTTCTACCAGTCGATCCCAAGCATCCTTACGCTTGAACAGGTCACTACAGATCTGACGATAAGGCTGAATGTAAACCTCCATCTTCTCATCTGCATCTCCCGGCAAGAAACCCATATCACGACCTTGAACGCTGCTACGGATAACTGTAACCTTGTTAAAGGGGTTGTTACGATCCATAGCCTCTTCCAAGGCTTTGTACAAGGCAATGTATGTCTTACCTGTACCTGCTACACCATGCAAGGCCATGAAGTAGTTACTGGCCTGATACGCCTCAAAGAAGTCCATCTGCTTCTCAGTCTTAGGCTTGATGACAGTCATATCATCTAGCTTCAACTTCAAGCTGTTGCTCACCTTCTCTCGTGGAGTTAGTTCCTTAGCTGGAATAGCTCGGTTCATTGGTTTACTTGCCATATTCTCCCTTTTACTCTTCGTTTACAAACACTAGATGAGGCATTGAACGTACCTGTGGAAACCTCTCAAGGAAGTCCTCACGGGATAGGTCAACACCTACTACGATCTCTGTAAAGGACTCGCCATCCTTGTTCAGGCGAGCCTTCAGAGCCGTACATGCAGGGCAATTCTCCTTGCTATACACCTCAATCTTCATATTACTCCTAATTATGCATGGCAGGCAACACACTCACCACTACTGGCACTGACACCAGCTTTGGTACGAATATAATACAGACTCAAGATACGAGGATCTTTAAATGCTGCCTTGTGGACAGAACTAATGTACTCCTCTGGATCATCTGCACCGAAGAACAGATTGATGGATTGACCTTGGCAGATATACCGCTGACGATCAGATGCTTGGTTCAAGATGACATAAGGATCAATCTCAAAGGCTGTCAAAAACACTTCCTTCTCCTCTGGAGTCATCCATGTCACATGCTGGACGGAACCATCGTGACTTGCAATCTCAAGCAATGTCTCACGACTGTACACACCTTCACGCTTCATGATCTCTAAGAGTTCTGGAACAACTCGGATTGTTTCTCCTCCTGCTCCTTGTTGTACGAATACATTTCCGATAAATGGCTCAATACCTTGAGATACCCCGCCCATAAGCTGACTTGTTGACATGGTGGGTGCGACAGCAAGGCGATGTGTATTGCGAATTCCATATCCTTTGCAGTACTCAGGCTCTCCAAGTTGTTCTGCAAGATACCCGCTTGCCGCTGCTGACTTCTTGTTAAGGTCATTGAAAATCTCCACATTAAGTTTCTGAGCTTGGAAGCTCTCAAAAGGAATCATCTTCTTGTGGAGCAATGAGTGCCACCCTAAGACTCCTAACCCAAGCGCACGGCTCTTTTCAGTACTCGCCAGCGCCTTTTCAAAGCCTCTTTTGCCAGCAGCCATTGACAGGAACTCACTAGTAACACAATCGAGAAATACTGTCGCAACATACGCAGCATCGGTGTCTTTCCACTCATCATACTTCTCCAAGTTCATACTTGCCAAGATGCAAGTGAATGTTTCATCTTCGCCACTATGCAGCATAATCTCAGTACACAGGTTAGATGCCTTAACATCCAATCCATGCTCCTTATACGTATCAGGACGAGCAGCTGCTACTTTGTCTGTGAACAGGAAGTAACCCTTACCTGTCAACATCTTCAGCTTAAGTGCCTTCTGATAACGCTCGATAGCTTCAGGATGTCCGCTGTCCAATGACTCCATGAATTCATTACTGATAGTCCATCCTACGTTAGCATCATCAGGGTTATTCTTTACCCAATCAGCTAACTCGTTAAAGTCAGGATGATCAATAGGTAAGTAACCTGCCCAAGCTCCTCGCCGAGCAACCCCTTGAGTCACTCGCTTCATAGCATCTACATAGGTTTGAAAGACTGGTAAGACTCCCGAAGCTGTGCCACCAGTGGCGATTTGCGAACCCCTTGGTCGAATGTCGCCCAAATATCCGCTAGTACCAAAGCCATTTTTAGTGAGCACAGCAGTGTCCAGTAGCTCACCATAGAAGTCAGCGACAGAATCACCAATGTATTGACCGCTACAAGCCACAGGCATGCCTTTAGAGGTTCCAAGGTTAGCCAGCGTAGGAGTCGAAGGACTAAGCCAACCATTCCAGATAACTTCAAAGAACTTAGCATACCAATCTACTCCATCCTTAGGTGCATGTTTAGCTGCCGTAGCAGCGATCTGTTCTACACGATTCTTAAAGCTCGTAGAGCCTTCCATGTACTTACTCTTGAACAGTCCCCATCCTCCGGTCTGATACCAATGTGGTAGCAGTCCTTGCTGTTGCAGACGCTTACGCTCCGCACTCAGGAACTCATACTTGTTGTCCAATACAGGTGTACTTACCATACAAAGCCCTTTTCATTCCACTTACGATTATACTGATTGCCCACCTTGGCGAAGAAGTCATGGATAGTACTGGAGCTGATGCCCAAGTAGAACCACTCAGAGATTGTATCACCATCTTCTTCGAACACAGCATCAAAGCCTAAGTTAGTCAAACAGATGTTAGCCCGTGCATTAACGAAGGCTTTCATAGCTGTAGGATTGATACCTTCAATGTCTCCTTGAGAGAACAACAGGTCAACAATACGGTGCTCATGATCAACCAATGCTCGTGCTGCCTCAGTTACTCGCTGCTGCATCCATGCCTTGTCCAATCGGTTCTCTTCCATGTATGTACGGAACAGCCAAGCTCCACCTTCGTGGTGAATGTTCTCATCACGTACAGAGAAGTTGATACCTGCTACAAGATTACTCAGCTTGTTCTTACCGTTACTCTGGAAGTGCTTCAGGAAAGCAAAGCTAGAGTACAGGACACAACCTTCCATCATGCTGAAGACAGCAAGACTCAACGGGATGTCATTGCCATCAACGATGTGATCAAGATAGTGGATGCGGGATGCCAATACAGGATCGTACTGCCAAGACTGATGGAATTCCTCTGTAGCCAAGCCAAGGAGTTCATTGATCCGGTTGTAGAATCGAGCATGTACATTACTTTCAAAGTAACAGAAGGCATCAGCCATCAAGCCAATATCAGGGTGCTGGAAAGTAGGTTTAACAGTACCAGACCAATACTCATCACCCACAATACGTTCGTACTTCGTGAAGAGTTTAAGTGCAGTAGTAACACCATGCCGTTCAGCAGGAGTAAAGTCGGTAAGAATTGAGTGTACATCTTTCTCCAGATCAATCTCATCAAACGTCCAGAATACACCGTTCTGTTTATCTGCAAAGGCCAGAGCCTCTGGATAGTCGAAGGTATATGCTGTCTTCTTTGTTAATAGGTTTCTCATTCAATCTCTTTCAATAATTGTTCTTGTTTATCTTCAATGAAATCCTCAAAGCGCTCAATGATGTCATCACTGCGAATGTCTAGCAACTCCAGCAGCGTGACTTCATCAACTCGTTGAAGCTTCTCCTTAAGCTCTTCAAACGTGATGTTCATAACTATCAATCAACTTATCCAGATACCAGCGAGCTTTCTTCAAGTCCTCAACACCGTTCTTGTCCATGAAGCGCATCAAGTACTGCATCATCTGGGTGTAATCTGAGTCAAACATGGGTGTCATCTCCCAATCAGGAACTTTACGATCTGTTGACATCTTTACCTTCCACACCAGCTTTTCAATAACATCACGTACCTCAATACCCTGCTCTTCAAAGAGCATGTAATGTTTAGGTTTCTCCACCACATTATACTGAGGATCAGGAACATCATTACGCTGAGCAAACCAAGCCTTGATAGCTTCTGTCAATGGTTTATCAGTGTACGGACGATCTACCGGATAGGCATCCTTAGTCACCCAATTAGAGTACCCTGAACAACTCGCACAGGGTGCTTCTAAGTCCTTATCGAAGGCAGAGTAGAAGCAAGAATCACACTTATTCGCCGCCATTGTATTTCCTTTTCAAGTAGTCAATAGACAGTAGCATCTCATCGAAGCCTCCATCCTTGACATCATTTAACATTACCAAGCCTCGCCAATGGCTATTGCTCAGTTGATCCATATAGTCTTCATCATGTAGATAGTAACTACCTGCAATGATAGCACAGATAGGTTTCCCATCAGCACGTTTACCGTAGGCAATCTGTTTCCCCTGTTGATGGCCGGCAACACAAGACATATGTAGCTTGTTAATAATAGCAGCAGCACTTCCAGCGGGGCGACCCATAGCACCGACAGGCCAATAGTGATTAAAGCCAACACCATTGATAAATATAGGATGAAGGAACTCATGAACTTCCCAATCCTTGTCGTAATCCAAGTCTTTAACACTGATCAATCCTTCCAAGGTAGGGTTGTTGTTAACAGCATGGTTAATACGATTCTCATGGTTGCCTAGAGTGAGTATCATCTTAGGCTTGTACACCTTGTGCTTGGACTCCTTCTGAGTCCTCTGCAAGTCACGCAGAGGTTGCAGAAGCTTCTTCATAGCCTCCTTAACAACCTCTACATCTTTCTTGTAGCGTAGACCTTCAAAGTACTTAGAGCCTTTGACATCGTGAGTGGACAGTGATGGCATGTCTGCAAAGTCACCGATGTTTACAACAACATCAGGTCGATAGTCACAGATAGCCTTTCCTGCCCACTCAAGATGATCCAGAGGCACTCCTTCTTTGACTTGACAGTCAGGAATGACTAGGATCTTCATGCTCACCACTCTCCGAGCTTATCATCACCTGCTTCTTCATCGTCATTAAAGTAACCACCTGTCCAAGGATCAAGGTAGTCATGATGATGTTCATACATTGAAGATAACCAGCAAGGCTCCTGCAAGCGAACCTTAGGCATAATCTCATACTGATAAATAGACTCCAAGAAGCGAATATAGTCATTCAAGCACTCTGACCATGTAGCTCCGGGTGTCTCAATCTGTTTATTGTATACTTTGCCATCACAGTCTGTATACGAGAAACCATAGGATTGCATAATTTCATCATTCATCGCTCATCTCCTTCACCTGTCAAGGTATTGTTTGTTTGTCGTGCTGCAAGTTTACGTAAGTTCTGACTGGCAATATCTGCCAAGCTCCAACCCATCACTGTAGACAAGCCAGCAATCTGCCATAACACATCACCAGCTTCCTTTTGCATACCTACTTCGTCCAAAACACCATCTCGAATCCACTTGGCATACTTACCCGCCACTTCACCAGCTTCAGAGGTAAGGTTAGATACCATGTAAGCAGGGTTCTTAGCTGTCTCTAACGCTGTCTTGAACGCTAGTTCTTGATACTCTTCAAATGTCATTCAATGCTCCCATTATACTTGGAAATAGTTTAGTCAGTTCATCACGGCACTTCTCAGCAACCTCTCGATGTTCCTTCTGCGTAGCCTTGTCACAGCGAATATCCACATAGTGAAGCCAACTACGCAGTGTACCGTTCATGTACAGCCTGCTCATAGTCAATCCTTCAGGCAGTAGCTTTCGTGCTTGTTCCTTGGCAACCCCTTTGGCAAGAGCCATGTTATAAACCAGTTCAGCGTCATCGCGAATCCTTTGTTGTGCCTTAAACCACCAAGAGTGCAGATCTGAGTCTCCAACCTCGATGCTGTTCTGTCGGTTCCTGATGTCCTGTAGGCGTACCTCAGACAACTCGAAACCTTGTACAGAAGCGTATCGCTGAGAGAACTCCTGAAAGCTAAAGCTACGATGGCGAAGGATCTGCCGTGCAATGTCACGGGTAGTCTCAATCTCCATACATACGTTAGCCATCTCAAATGGACTCCAGTGCTTATGCTTGATCAGATACTTCAGAAGCTTAGGAGCTGTCTCTTGAGCATTCTGGTTCTCAGGGTTACTCACACGAGCACAGTATGCCACTGCTTCCTCAGCATTCGGTGTAGCCCACACTACTTTAACTACTGACATCAACACCCTCAACTTTCAATTTATCACCTTCTCGAATCCCTGCCTTTAGAGCTTCTAGGATTCCCAACCGAAGAAGCGAAGCAGCCTCTTCCGCTGTCAGGTCAAAGTTATAGCTTGCACTACCGTCTTCGTTCTCTTTAATAAGCTCAACGTTCATTTATCCACTCCGTTGGGATAGTCTTATCAGCGAACAAGTATCCGTGCTTCCTGCACCACATAGCATACGTTGTCTTAGACGCTTTGCTGATACGTGCATTGGAATTACTGAATACAAACCTAATGTCTAAATCTGGATTATGTTTCTTGACCATCAGGTGCTTCATCCGGTCAGCTAGGAGGAATCTCCCCTTAGTCTCCACGATGATACCGTTGGCAAGCACAAAGTCAGGTGTGTATATATGCTCAGAAGCAGGTCGAATGTACTTCAACTTGACCTTCTCATACGTATACTCCACCCCTAACTGATCCAGTTGTTCCGCTATGCGCTCTTCGAGTCCGCTACGGAATCCGTACTTTGTTGCAACTTGTTTGGCAGTAAATTTACGTCCGGTTGCCATAACTCTCCTTCATATCGTCTCAGCCACAAGAGCTGTCCCTGTTCCGTAAAGTATTCCATCGTATGACCGTGTTCTTGATACTTTTCCCACGCTGCTTGTAAAAGCCCTTCTTTCGTCTTTGCGTCTTTGAGAGCTTTCTCAGCCTTTTTAGGGCCAATTCCTGCCAAGCACGGGATGTTGTCAATCCGATCCCCCGTAAGTAACTGCGAAACAAAAGACTTAAAGGCGTTAAAATCATCGACATAGTATCTCTCATCTTTGACAGGGTTGTAGTGCCATCCTTGAAGCTGATCCAAGTCCTTATCCACATGAACGATCCAGCAATTGTCTAACATCTTGGTCGATTCAATGGCTACGGTATCGTCAGCTTCCTCGCCAACTGTAAGGATAGCTTCGTGACGCTTGACTAGATGCTCCCGTAAGGCTTCGTAGTGCTTAGGTCGTTGAACATCCTTACGGTTGCCTTTGTATGGCACTGTCTTGGCAATGTCATAACGGTAGTTAGATTTACCTGTGATCCACGCTTTGTATTCATCAGCCTTGAGATTCACATAGATAAAGTCTTCTAACCACTCCGTTAATCTAGCCTTGGCAATGCCGACTGGCTCGTCCTCGGTACTGAATCCAATACGGTAGACAAGAAAGTCAGCATCGACCAGTGCAATCTTAGGCGAATCGTCAGAGCACGTCTGAGTCATCTTCGCCTTCAGCGCCCTCACCGTAGACAACCAAGTCAGTCACGATGATCTTACCGATAGAAGGGGCAGCACCGAACTTAGCTGACATCTTGTGACGGTAGGAGCCAACCAAAGCTGTCACCTTAGTGCCGTTACCAATCTTGCTAATGTCAACAGCGTTGCCTTCAGTGTCCACAGGCTCGAACACAAACTTGGACTTACCTACAATGTAGTTACCCATTGTGTCCTTGTTCTTGATCACAATACCTTGTGCCTTCAACGCCTCACAAGCCTTGTCAGACAGCATACCGAGTGTACATTCGTACTTGGTGTTGTCCTCGTTGAACTTGGTGTTGAACTCTTTCATCCAGTTAGCCCAGAAGAGTTGACCGGAGACTTTGGCGGGTTTGTTATCCATGATTTAATTTCCTCTTTAAAATGTTGATGCCGTCTTTCCGTGCTGTCATGTTTGGTACGCCTAACCTGAGTCGAACAGGTACGCCTTTCGGCGGGAGATTTTAAGTCTCCTGTGTCTACCAGTTTCACCATAGGCGCATATCTAATATTGTACACTGCTTTTCAGCAATGTCAATGAGTTTCTAATCTATTTTTCAACAAGACCCAAGCTGATGAAGCGCAGAGGGGTACTTGGCCGTTGCCAATGGCTTTAAGTCTGTCCACCCTAGCGGCCACCCCATCATCCACTCTGTGAATTCCGGATGAATCTTTCCACCAACGTGAGTCGCAAGTGTTGGAGTCTTTCTGGTGTACTCTGCTGGGTAAGCTCCTTCCTTTGCGTTGTGACACGTTGGTGTTGGTAGCAACGATCCACATTCTTGCCCTCTTGTGATTAGCGCCAATGGAGCTTGATGGTAACACTCCCCATTCAGCATTGTACCCCAATGAGGCAAGGTCGTGGAGTACAGTACCGAGTCCTCTAGTGCGGAGCAACGCGGAGTTTTCAATGAAAGCGTAAGCTGGCTCGACTTCTCCAATGATTCTAGCCATGTGTTTCCACATACTTGAACGCTCTCCTTCAATTCCTGCTCCTGCTCCTGCTGAACTGATATCTTGGCACGGAAATCCTCCCGAAACAACGTCAACAATTCCTCTCCACGGCTTTCCGTCAAAGGTTTGTACGTCATCCCAAATCGGGAAACTCGGGAGAAGTCCATCATTTTGGCGGGCGCACAATACGCTAGCTGGGTAGGGTTCCCACTCAACGGCGCAGACTGTTCGCCATCCGAGAAGTTTTCCCCCAAGTATTCCTCCACCAGCGCCTGCGAATAAAGCCAACTCATTCATAACCACCTTTCATTAGTGTGTTTCTCTCCAGTTTCTTCCAATCTTGTATTCCCCGTCTAAGGGGCATCTAAGCTTGAAAGCCTCGCCTGCCTCAATGATACTCTGTCTGAAGGCTTTGCCGACCTCCTCAGCAATATCTTTAGGGCATTCGATCTGAGCCTCATCGTGAACATTGGCAACATATTTGATCTGCCAGTTGTTAGCTATAACCTTGTCGTCAAACAAGACCAAAGCCTTCTTCATCACGACTGCTCCAGCACCTTGGAGGAGCGAATTGAGAGCCGCATGCTCGGATCGAACCCAAATACGCCTCCCATCAAGTCCGGGAACCCATCCTTTGGCGGCTTGCTTTCCGACTCGTTCGAGAAGTTTAGCGAGGGCCGGTGTTTGCGATAGGAACTTGGCTTTGAGCTTTGTTCCATCTCTTGCACTGCCTCCCACAATGCTACCAATCTTTGCATCTCCCGCACCATAGAGGAAGGCGTAGATAAAAGTCTTTGCATTATCTCTAGAAGCGAGTCCTGCTGCTCTTTGGTTAACCGTGTGAACATCCGTTCCATCTTTAGATGATCCCTCACAGACAGTTCTGACATAATCTTCATCCTTCATATAGTGAGCCAACATACGAAGCTCCAGACCTGAAGCATCGCAACCTACCAACACATTACCATCCTCTACAGTCCAGCATTCCCGGCACTCAGGCCCATAGATGGAACCTGCGTTGGGGATCTGAGCCATGTTAGGGCTACTGTGTGTCATCCGGCCTGTAACAGCACCGTTAGTGATGACCTTACCGTGTACCCTACCGTCTTTACCTACAGCTTCTAGCCACGATTCAATCTGACTGATACGCTTGTTAAGCATAAGGTACTCAGCAATGATCTGAGCCTCTGGTATCTTAACATTAGCGAGCACAGTTTCATCAATCTTAGGCTGTCCTGTCTCGGTAAACTCCTTGGGCTTCCAACCAAGTTCCTTCAGCTTCTCTCCGATCTGTTGTCTACTTCCGGGGTTGAAAGTAACCACGCTGTCCTTGAGTCTCTTTCCAGTTTTGTCAGAGAATCGCTCAAGTGTGACTGGAGGCCATCTCTCTTGCATTCGCTCATATATTCCTGCCACTTTTGACTTGATGTCAGTAAGTAAACAGGTTGTGTGGATCTGGTCAAGTTTGAACCCTGCCCTTTCTTGCTTGGCGATGATTGATGCAACACGATGCTCTAAGTCTACCGATTCTTGGCTAAACTGTTTTTGCTCCAGTTCACTAACCAAGTGAAGATATAACTTAGCAGTAACTTCAACGTCCCTAATGCAATAATGATTAAGAAGGTCGCTAATAGGGAAGTCGAAACACTCACCTTTATACTCCTCTTTCCTGTCCATCATCCACTGCCATACGGCGGTGTAGTCAATCTTGTTGAACCCTAGAGTTCGTCCCCACGCTTCTAGGCTGTGTCCTGTCTCGCGACTCGGGTCTAAAAGACGACTTACTATCAATGTATCGTACACTTGACTCAAACGAATCTTCGTCTTCCATAAGCGATTCAATACTGGTGCATCGAAACTTATGCCGTTGTGCATGACTATCAACGACACG